ATCCAGACTGCTGTTCACATCCAGAGCAGGATATTCGTCAACCGATTGGTTCACAGCAGAAGTAATCAGACGCTTGATGAAACTTGCCATCAGTTCAATCTGACCATTCTCACTTACACCATGATTACTCATGTCATAAGCAGTATAGAAATCATATAGACTGGTGGGGGACAAACTATAAGTAACCACAACATCCATATCTTTCATAATGGTGTTGTCTTTGGTCTTAGGAGTCAGATTATCCGATTGAACAGTAATCTTACGAGTGTTGAAGACTTTGATACTACCGAAGCCATCGTATTTAATACCAGGCGTCAGCACTTCATTCTTCACCTGACCATCAAACCCCACATAGAGACCATTTTCACCTGTGTTGATGGTGGTGAATTGACCAGCGGTGAGCACCAGGGCGAGAAGAACACCACCAGCACCGAGAACAATTTTACCAGTAGACATAATTTAGTTAGGGAGTAAAGAACAATCAATCAGAAGTAACGCCAGCGTAAATCAACGCTACGGCTACAATCAAAAGGAGGAGAAGAGGGAACATCTTGATGAAGAATAGAACAGGAAGTCCCCTTGAGAGAAGAACGAACAGGATTAGAAATACTCCTGCTCCAACACCAAGAATTCTAGCAATCATTTGAACCAACCGTTGATCAACGCAATAATAAACACAATAGCAAGGATAGAAAGACCAATCAGGGCACTAATCCACAGAGGAGACAGCACCCACACCCACGACCAAGTAATGTGACCCGTGAGTTTCAGACCAATAAACAGAACAGTCAGCAGACCAGGGAAACCGATACCGCTGGAGGACGAAGAGGAGTTGCTGGACATAGTAATGAAATAATTTGGTGTGGGGTGCTGATCTCCCCTACAGCATGTGAAGGATCTTACCTAGGACCTATCCCATTTGATTGTGGGTGGTTTCTCTAGGAGGGTTCGCTTCTGAAGTTATTATAGGGCAAAGGCACAGAGCTTGAAGTGACCCTGTGCCAGTTGATCAAGTGTCATACTCTGCTGCTGCCTGCTGCATAGCTTCTGCAATTCTGTCGTTCAGATTGTCATTAGGATCATTCAGGATCTGTTGAATAGGATCATTATATTTTGCTTCGGTTTCTTTTAAACGCTGCAAAAAACTATCATATCCATAATCACCACTGTAGAGATAATCAATATGACGCATAATTTCAGCAATTCTACGAATTTGTGGTAGATAAGATTCCAGACATTCAATAACTTCATCTGGGTATCCATGATGATATCCCCACTCATCGTTCATGAAGTTGTTTTCAATTTCTTCTTCTAATTCATCAGCAAACTGAGATACTTTGTAGTATTCATAACCACAATCGTTGAAATGACCACCGCTCATTTTACTGCCCCCAATTCATCAAGTTTCTCATTCACAAAACCAGTCATATCAAGTGTGCGTGGATCTACACCTTCATCAAGACAATCAAGGTGAAACTCCATAACAGCACCAAGGATCAAACAGGTGCGGCGGTGATCGTGCTCTGTGATGGTAGTATGTGGCATAGCAACATAGGCAACGATGTGCTCGTAGAGTTGATCGTAGGTCATTCAAATTCTCCTGGTTTAGGTTCGGGAACAGGCGGAAGAGGGGGAGGGGTTTGAGTTTGTTGTGGCAGTTGAGGCGGGGGAGTTACTACAGGTTCTGGTTTAGGTTGGTCTTTTACTTGAGTAAGTTCTTGCTCAAGTTCAGTAATTTTCTTTTCAAAGACAGAAATATCTTGCTGTGGTTCTGGTTGAGTTTGGTTTTCATTTGCCAATTTCCAACCAGCAGCCCCAGCAGCAAAGATACTTGCGAGAGCGGCACAAACAGAAATAGTCTTAGAAAAACTCATTCAATAACTTCCTCAATAATTTCCCAGTGTGCGTCAGACTTGTCACCAAAACGATTTACACCTTCACGGGTGCTCACCCACATAGCGTATTCGCCATTCTCGGATACCAAGAACAGCTCACCACCAGTATCCTGTTCTACAATACAAACAGGATTACGATTCATCACATTAGCAAAGCGGTTCTTTGCCTTGCTACTCTTGGGTTTGACGATTACCTTTCTCATAGCAGAGTTCTACTCCATAGGTGTTTTTGATGTTGTCTGTCAGGTAATCATACAGCAGATCAGCAAACCCATAGTGGGGGCGTGTACCAGTTTCCAAACTGCCACTCGTTGCCACCGTCCACATAATGTCTAGTGCTTTTTTATCAGGTAAGGTCTTCATCGTCCAATTCAACTCCATCAACAAGGTTTTTCAGTCGGTCCATGACTTCATCCATGGGATAAGTCTCCACTTTTCCTAACTCAATATCTTCTACCATCTGCATTAGATACTCCAGGAACTCTTTGGGATAAACATCATCTTCATTCAACGAAGCCCAGAACCATTCTTTACACTCTTCCTCTGGGTCGTCTTGGGTCAGCAGCGCGTACCCATCGTACCGTGATGACGCGAGATCGCACCAAATACGGAAATTACAACGAATGCTCTGCCATCCTGTCATCCAACAGTGTCCAATCCAGTATTCCCACCAGTTCAAGGTGGTTTTGTTTTTTGCTGTTCCTCTTACTGGTGTACTAAACATCACTCCAAATGCTCCCTGCAGAATTTGAAACGTTCCCATTCTTCATCGCTGAAGTTGTCACTAGCATACGGAATGCCCACCACATAAGAACAGAATCGATTTATCTGTTCCGAGCGGTCCATGGGTGTGCTAGCGACCGCTGCAGCAAGTAGAATTTCAAGCATAATCAACACTCATCAATTGTGAGATAATCTGTGTCTTCTATGTAGTCCCAGTTCCAGGTGCGTTCGATGAATCCTACGTCAATTCCAAATTTATATGCCCAGAACATAATACTCAACGTACTACCATTACCTGATTTGATTTGCAGATATGGCCAACTGGCATAATCATTCCAACTTACAGAACCTTGGAGAAGTGCCCAGTTCTTTGTATGAAGGATTTGGGCATACCAATCATGCCCATAATCGTATCTGTGCTTTAGTGTGATTAGTTTCATCGTCCTGTAATGTCCTCGTAGTCTTGTAGTTTACCATGCCTGAAGTGAATTTTCAAGCGTGGCCAATCTTCCCACGCTCCTTTCCAGTTGGCAGGATACACTTCAATATACTTTGTCATGTAGTGTGGTTGATACCTGCCATGCACACCCGTTGACACCCATTCGTGGTTTCCCCATAGGAGGTTAGGGTCATACTTAGGATGCCCCTCTTCAAATACTTCAAATGTATGTGTGCCAACATAGCTCGGATACCACAGCAGACCAGTTGGATCTAACCAATAGTCAGTCATGGTGCCACCGATTCCTTCTTCAATATCTTTAGTCTGGCACACTACATTAGTAAATTGTTCGCCCAGATTATAAGATGATCTGAAGTAATCGAACATGCCCATTAGTCTTCCTCCACCTTTACAAGTTTGATGTGGTCATCTTCCAAAATCCATTCTAGCAGATCTCCCTCATCCCAACCCAATTCCAGCAACAATTCGTCAGGAATGGGCATCATGAGTTCATCATTTTCTTCCTCAAGCGTAACAGTATAGGTTGTACTCAGGTTTGTATCGGTCGATGTACTTTCTTGCATGTGATTCAGTTTGAAAATAACAAGTTTTCTTTTCAGATTTATCTTCCAAGCGATACGGGAATGTATCTACGTATGGAAACAAAGACAGATCAGAAGAATAAACGAGGGAGGTTGTCTGGTCCTTCGTCTTTGCGGGCTTGGCGGACTTCGAGGAACTTTTTGATGTTGTTGAGGTCTTGGTTGAGGTCTTCTTCTGTTTGGTCGATGAAGTATTCTGTGACTTGATTGACCGCTTCGGTTGCGTCGTCAGCGACTCCAAGTTCTTGGAGAGTGTTGAGTTTGTTTTGGATCGCGTTGATGAAGTCTTCTTGGGTCCAGGTGTTGAGGATGCTTTCTTGCGGGTCGTTTTTGTCCCAGTAGATTGTGAGGCTGCCATCGTCTTCTTGCTTGACATCAATCATTTTTCTCCAAGTGAATAATTTTTGAGTGTAGCACTTTGCTGAGCATATTCGTGACTGGTAAGATTTACCAGATCGGATGTGATCTTCTCAAGTACTTGAAAGCATGACCCAGGCAAGTTAGCGTAATTACCGAAACCAGGACCATAGATCGCATCTTTAACTTTATCCATCAGCATCGTGTATGCTGCTAGTTTATCATCAAACATATCAAGATAAAGGTCTTCATCTGTCTGTTTATTAAAACGTGGGATGTCAATCATTATTCCAAACCAATAAGATCAGTTTCTTGTTGCAGTACGGTGCCCATCGGACCTTTAGGAGTTTTCATGAGACGGGCAATCTCTTCTTCGCGCTCGTTCCACTCTTTCACCCGCGCTTCCAAGTCCTCTTCCATGATCAGATCATACTCTTTACAGACCTTACGCTGCTCTGCTTCGGTTACATAATCGTTGAAGACCAACGACATAGCACCACTACGAATGCTAGCAGGACACATACCCACACACAGCATGAACTTTTCAAAAAGTTTGAAATACTGCTTGGCATTAAGATCAGCAGCAGGTGCTGTGATCAGATAGTGCTCTTCAGGAATAAAGTCATCAGCATCCCAGCTAGAACCATAGCTATGGGTGAAGGTTGCATCGAATTTGAATTCAACAGTTGCTTCGTAAGTCATTCTTCGTTATCGTCAGGGTTTTTGGGATTAGCAAAGGTGCCGAAATTGTATGTGTAATAAAGGAAGTTGTTGATGCTACGATCAATACCTAAACTCTCTTTCACATCCAACCACGACTCGTATTCTAACTGAAGGTCTGGTCCTAAGTCAATAGTTACTTGCATATCAAAACTCAATAGGTGCTACATCATTTTCTCTCAAAACCCCAACAGTAAACATGTTAAACGCAATAGTCCACCTAGGGAGTTTTGTCATGTTCTTACCAACCATGTGAGACAAATATGATGGGAACATCACACACTGTCCAGATACTGGTTCTAAGACATGATAATCAACATTATACATGTTGACTGCTGTTTTTTCTGGTTGAATGTATGTGGAGAACAACCTGTTACCATTCACAGCAGGACTCATAACTTGAAATTTACCGCTGTTTGGTGGTGTGTCAAGAAACAAAACTCCACTAATCATAGAATTAGCATGAATGTGATTCCTGCCCATCCCATCTTCTTCATGCAGGTTTACCCACGAAGATGTGAACCTCAGATCAAAATTATATCCAAGCATCTCAACAAATTTACGAGCCTTTGTCATTATTTGTTGGGAAGTATCTGGGAATTGATCCAGTATTTGTTGATCGATTGAAATGTACCCATAGGGTCTGGGGCGCATCTCAATTTGTTTGATCAAGGTTTCTTCATCTTGACTGACATTTATGAAACAGTTGAAGAAAGGAGTTGGAAACAAAGAGACAATCTCATCCTGCATCATTTTCTTTCTCCTCCTTTATCTTTTCCATTAGAGAATCAGCCAACTCTGTCTGACCATCGTTACACGCTTCCATGTAAGCTATGATGAGTTTCCTCATGTTAGCAGAAATTATAGGATTACTGTCTGAGTTCATCATAATCACAATACAGAGTTTCTTCGGCATCAAGTTGCTCGGGATCTAACCACTCAAAGAACTCATCAGCGAGGGCGAGAGCATCATCAATACGCTCGTCTTGCATGAACTCTTGGAACTTATCAGTCACCCAATCAATCAGATCGTCACGTTGTTCGGACAGGCGGATTTCGACAGAGTTGCTCATAGTTTTTTGAGAAAGAGAACGTTGTTAAGGTGGTCGTACTGAATGAACTCTACATCACGAGGCAGCAGAGAGACGGCAGCAGCAGCAAAATCGTTAGGAAACTTTGCGAACAGACGCCAGAACTTTGCCACACCATCGTAGTCTAGAGTAGACTTGGGGAGAACACGGATCTCGTACTCACCCATCGTGTAACGATTGGGATACGGTTCTATGAACTCTCTGATGTGATCTTGCAGTAAATTCATTTCGTAAAGACCTCAACGTTGTGCTCGTAATACAGTTTAGCAGAGTCGATCAGCAGTTTGCTCATGTGAGCAACATACTCAAGATCTTCTTCACAAGGATTTAGATCATAGGCATAATCCCAATCAACGGTGCCATCGGGATTTACAGGAGCACCAAAAACGGTAATACCGTCATCGTCAAGAGCGAAAGCTTGCTCGTTTGCAACCAGATAGTAGCAGGGGATTTCCATGAGAAAGAAGCGATTGAACTCTGTGGTAATTTAGCAGGTGAGGCGCGGAATGTCAAGCATCAGCGAGCGTAGAGATAACCGCCTGCCCAGTCACAACGCTCAAACATCTCTTCACGAGACGTGATAGAGAGCATATTGTAACGAACACCCTTGGCAGGCGCTTTCACACTCGCGGGTTTGTACACTTCACCAGTCTTCTTGTCGATAAAAGCATGGATGCTGTCACGACGACCGTTGATGCACATGTGAATCTTGTGATACTTACGACCATCAGAGTTCAACTCGTAAGTATAACCATCAGGAGCAGTCTGCTGGAGAGCATCGCACAGCATCAGACCATACTTCACGATGTTGAGGTGGATGGTATTGCGGGCGGTTTGCTCGGAAGCGAACTGGGCGAAGGTGGTGGTCATGGCGTGGTGTCTTTCGCTGATGTAATCAGTATAGGGCAGATCAGAGCAGTTCTAGGGGGTCGTATGACAGTTCCTCAACTGGCAGGTCACGCTCGATCTCGGTCACATCGTATTCTTCATCGATCTGTTCCAGGAGCCAGCGGTCAAGCATTACTTCGTTCATCATTTATTCAGGGGAGAAGAGTAAAAACGGCGGAAAGCAGTAACAATAATAATCAGAGTAGAAACTACACCAACCAAACCAAGGAAGGTGGTAGTGTCACCAACAAAACCGTAAGTGTCAGGTGTCATTTTGCGTAAATGCAGTTGGGATTAGTAGGTTGAGCAGCACACGCTTTATCGTATGCATCGAACAGTTGTTTGTCTCGTTGGATCAACATGCCGTTGTAAGCAACAACGGCAACGACAGCGAGAGCGATGTAGGATAGTTTCATCAGTACAGTTCGTAAGGTTCAACGTTGTACTCGATCACATCCAGGAACTCTTGGAAACGATCAAGAGCTTTCTTGTTCATCTTAGGATCCATGAAGGAGTAGTAGAACTGAAGAGAGTAGCGAGCACGATCTTCAGGGCGGTCCAGGATCTGTTGGAGGCGGGCGTTCATGTCGTTCCCTTGAGTACCTTAGTAGTATAGGGTCAGTCGAGCTCGTCCAGAGCATCCAGGAGACACTTCTGCAAGTGGCTCTCCAGGGTCCAGTCATCGACGCCATGGGACTCGCAGATGGCATTAGCATCCTTCTCGTCCAGGCTCCACATGGCATCGAGCAGATACTTCATTTGCTGGGTGTCCAGGGGCACCAGCGTGGTCACAGAGGGGCAAGGGTAGGTCATAGGGGTCAGAGGGGGGTTACAGGCGATTCTGGAGGGGTCTCAGCAGCACACCATGACTTTCATACGGGGCTGGGTGTGGAACTTGGTCACGGCGTACCCGTAAGTGTTGATACGCTCGTCTGCCTGACGCTCCATCTCACGCTTGCTGATCAGACGCTCGCTCATCTCAGCACCATCAAACGAGGTGACTTGAACGAACTTATCAGTCAGACCAGCAGCAGGATAGAAGTCAACCTGCATGGCGCCTTGAACGAGTTGCATGGGGTGTCTGTCGATTACTCTGTAATGATACAGCGTCCAGTGGGCGCTGTGGTGAGGGGGTGTGCAGGTTCTCAGGGTGGCACAGTTCCGCGTGTTTTGCGTGGAGACGCGGAACTATCATGTCACCCCCACATTTCTCTGAGTTGATTTACTACAGAATCGAGCGAGATGCCAGTACTCTTTGCAGCATAGATTGTAGAGACAAGCATACTTTCCACATCATCACCAAGCATACCCATACTACGGTTACAATTATCACACAACCAACCGCGTTGAACGAGAGTTTTGTGGCAGTGATCAAACACCAACGCTGCTGTATCTGGGTCGTTCTTTTTAGGACCAGGATCACAACCACAACGGTCACAGCAAGTGCCGAGGGCAGGAGTCTTGGGTTTACCAGCAAGTTTAAAAGCTTTTGCCTTGCCCTGATTCATCTTCTTATTACAATCGCGGCAATCTGTTCTCAGATAGATCACCCTAGCGTTGGTGTTAGTAGAAGTATTCAAAGCAAAATGCTCAAGAGTATAAGGAAACACTACCTTACACTTAATACAAGCTTGGGTTTCCTTATGATAAGGTTTACCTTGCAGATGATCGGGAAGTGTGTAGGTCTTAGACTTAGGCATGGGTGTGTTTCTTTGACTCTTATAGTATGACACAAAAAAGGGGTGCCGTCAAGCACCCCCAAACCAGTCCGTCAACTGTCCCCGAAGACGGGGTGGATCTCAGTTTTTACATGCTCTGTCATGTTAACATGCTGCTCCCACAAGATCGCATCCTCTAGATTGTAGAAAATAGCTTGTTGTTTGCTTTTCTTGTTCTTCTTGCCCTTCATCCACACAACTGCGTACTTCATTCCAATACTCATGATAAACTACAAGATTTGATTGATAACGTCCAATACGCTTGGACTTGTCTGGTTCATCCATGAAACAGATCGTTATGTAATCGTCGTCAATAAAGTTGACCCATCCTTTGGTCTGACGATACTCTACCATCGTACCATACTTGAAAGTCATCAGTCAACTTCTTTGAATGCACTACGGTTTTTGTTTTCTGGTTTTGGTAGACGGAACATCTCCTTAAGGTCATTAAGGTCTGCAATTTTTTGTTCTAGCCTATCAATTTGTGCTTGTAAAATTTGAAAGTTTGAATCGTTATTGTTCTGCATCATCAGAACATTACGCATAGCATCTTTAAATTCGTCTTCAGTCATAATGGCTCAGTTGTCGTGTCAGTTCTACATCAATACCAATTAATTTAGAATACAGGAATTGCTCGTATTCGTTGCCTTTCAGCAGTTCAACGAGGTTATTTATTTGCATCTTGGCAAGGATCAGTTTGGTTTTCTCATCCATTTGCTGCTTCGGGTGGAGAAACGACATTTTCTGTGCTGGGCTTGCCATGGACCAGCAGTAGGGCACCCTCCGCCTTTTCAGCGAAGGATTTGTGGTAAGTGTTCATCTCCACGATAATATCGCGCAGATCATTATAGAATTCAAGGATACTGGTGCCCTTATCATCCAAATAGTCATGCACAGCGTCAGTCAGACGATCCTTACGCTGCTCACGGTAACGCTGCTCCCAATCCACATCAAGATCGGGGCGTCCTTCGGTCACATACTCATGTCCAGTCATATTGAATACGTAGGGGTTGTTGGGTTTCAGTTTCATTCGAAGTCGTTTCTCTTCGCGTGGAGATATTCTAGCACACTATCCCGCCATTCCATCAACTCGTTGTAACATTTTTGATTATGGGCACACTGGCGTAGCTCGTGGTCTGGTTTCAAGACGCTCTCGATAAAAAGACCGAGAGCATCTTTCTGCTTGAGTTGCTTGTCGTTCATGGTAGTCTCCATAATCAATAGTATTTACTCAACCAATCAGGGACTGACCCTTGACAAAGATGGTATCTACAACCGCTTGCAGGCGCTTCTCAGTCTGCTTACCATAGTTGGTGAAGACAGGCACAGTCACGAAACCTGTACGCTTGCGGTACATCTCTAGTTTGCCAGGAACGATCTTACCAGACTGAATATCAGCGGCATCACGCTTGTCCAGACGGATCACACGACCGATGGTTTGCGCCATCTCAATCACAGGCAGATTGCGAAGGAGAATGGTGTGGGTGAGACCAGGCACGTTGATACCTTCAGACAAAATGCTGTAGTGGAACATGATAAACTTACGGCTGGGATCTTGACCCCAGGCAGTCAGAGTGTCAAAGAACACTTCACGACCCACTTTCTGTTTGTTGATGTAAGCACCATGCTTGCTGGTGATGTGGAGCACATCATAACCACGCTCAGCAAACTCTGCCATCACGTTGGTTTGAGACAGTAGCGCCCACAGCACACGAGTGTTAGGAGCAGCAACCAGGATTTTCTGAGCGGAATCAGAATCAAGTTTGCCAACAATATCCATCAGAACCTCGCGGTCATTCTCTGCAGCAAGCAGAGACTTGTTACGCTCAAAGTCAACAACATGAGCTTGAACAGTAGGAGGAATGATGCTACCGTTGTTAATCAGTTCAGGAGCAGGCACAGAGATCAACTCCTTGCCATACACATCAGTATTGTGCATACTGATGTTGCCACCACGATACTTAGGAGTAGCGGTGAAATAGTATGCGTTCTTGGCAGTCGTCAGAGTAGCAGCAGCAACTTCCATGTAGAAGTCACGACGCACAGAGTTGTGCGCCTCATCGTAATAGATGGTATCCACATCAATACCTGCCTCGTTGATGCGACGCAGAGAATTATAGGTGGTGAAGATCAGTTGGTGAGTGTTAGCTGCCTTGCACACAGCAGCGTGGCAACTGATTTCATCGATCTTGGTGGTGCTGTTGCCCACAACCTCACCGCTGTGAACGTGGAGAACACAGGCGTCAACCTTGCCGTTCAGTTCTGCCCAGAACTCTTCATAGAGTTGGACCGAAAGCAGGATGCGAGGAGAGACCACCACGATCGTCTGAGGGGTCTCTGCTGCCTGCAGGCGACGCAGACAGTCAAGGATCATCACAAGGGTCTTGCCGCCGCCTGTGGGGCAGGTGACGCGACCGATAGCAGCAGTCAGCAGAGCATCGAGCATACGCTGCTGGTGAGGGCGAAGGGTGAGGGTCATGCGGTGCGCTGTTGATGAAATAAGTATAGGGCATGAAAAAGGGGGCACTGGGCCCCCATGTGACAGTTGCAGAATTGGATCAGTATTTGCAAACAGGAACAAGTTTACGAGACTTCAAATCATGTGAACCGTAGATTTGAGGAATGGCACCAAGAACAACATAAGGGCGTTCATTCGGAACTTCAAGTTTGATACCGCTCAGCGCATTATTCACCATGGTATATGATGCTGCGTAGAAGTATTCCAATTGAGTAACAAAAACTTTGAGTTTCTTTCGTGCTTTTTCGGGAACAGTTTCGTTTGTATAAAGAACTAGTTCGATGGGATCATCACATTTCGAGATAGCAGGGAGGATATGTTGACACCAAGCACGATAGTAATAGGTGTCGCTGTCAACTGACATCAAAAAGCGTTTCTTACCATCAATCTTCAGGTTACGCTTTTCACACCACTGTTCCCATTTTTCACGACTTTGACGATAAACCAGAGGGTCACCTCCGTTAGCGCCAGTAGCAAGAATCTCATCAATAATCTTAGTGATTACTCCACCGCGCTCACTAAACATTTTAGTGATTTCAAGTTCATTATATAACCAATCTTCAACAGAGCTCTTATCACAGTTAAGTTCACCCTCGGAAATAAGATAAAGAGCCGAAGTAACAACGTTAGAGGTCTTTACAGAAACTGAAGGTGGGTGCTCTCCGTTTGCTTTCAATCCGTTCGTGATATAGTTACGGGCACTATCATCAGAATAAGAATAGACAGAAATAGGAATAAAGCGTTCGCCATTACGTTTTGCAGCAATAATGCGACCACGACCATCACGCGGGCGTCCATCAGTTCCATAGATGGGAGGCCAAAATCCAGTCAGAAATCCGTGGTTTTCGAAGTGAGTTTGCTGCGCTTCGATACGCTCATCAGTTTTTTCATCACGAATAGCAAGGTTCCAATAATCTTCATCATCCTCGTCTACTGTATAGAGATCAAGAAAATCGAAGTGAAGAAACTTACCATTCAGTTGTTTGGCAGGTTCAAGTGTTTTAAAATCATCGAGATTGATAACACCGATACCATTAAATCCAGGTTTTGTTTTAGACATAATTTACTTTAGCAATAGCAGTTGGGATGTTCTAAGTCGCTTTCGCATTTAAGAACAAAGTAAGAATAACACGGGTTTGGGGACGTGTCAACCCCTTGTTACAGTCTATTAACTGTCTACGGCATCCACGGAGGCGATGTCGCATACAGGCACCTCATGCTCATTAGCAATACGATACCAAGGCATCATCATACCATGATACTCAGGATGTGCCTGATATTCAGTAGTGTATTCAAATTCACCCAGATACTTTACTTCAGATTCTGGGATGTCATGATCACGCAACATCGCTTGCAGTTGCATGTGCGTCAGCTCATAGGTAGCAGGAACGTTCATTCGGTTTCCGTAGTGCTCCGCTACCATAGCACGGGCGTCAAGCGGTTGTCAAGTCCTCGAATTCGTAAATTTTGTAATGATAAAAGAATATATCTTCAATTTGCTCATCTTCAGAGATGACAAATTCAATTTCAAATTTGGTTTTTCCAACTAATAGGTCACGCATATATGATGCCTGACTCTCATCAATAAGATCATGATCTAAAAATAGATTTATGTATGTTTCCCTATATTCTTCAGTAAAATCTGTCTCTCTCAAGATTTTATCTGGTCTCAACTTGAGAGGATAATTAAGAACAAATTTATAGGAAAGTTTATTGCTATCTCTATAGAGAGTTGTAATTCCTCTAATACGGTCTTCTACTTCATTTGTTTCCACACAGAGAGCATTCAACTTAGAAAACAATTTATTGTCAGAATATTCCTGTAAATTATATGTAGAATCATATAAACTAACAGACGTAATAGATGCTTCTAGATCATATGTCATGCCATATATGATCGTATCTTTTGCATCTACGGCACCAGTAATTTTATCAATCTTTGGTTTTAGTTCAGAAAACTCTTCAGACTGAATCGAGCTAATAAAATGCTTGTATATTTCCCATGCATTAAGGACAGAATAATCTATCTTATTTCTACAATCATAAGATTTAATTTCTCCATCAACATGTTCGATTATAAAAATTTTGTACAGATCTAGCAGAGGGGGATCAGTTGGTCTAGGAAATCTATATGTAAAAAATGATTGCAACTTTGAATGGACTTCATCTTCTAAAACAGGAAGATATTGCCTGTCATTAAGAGAAGTGTACAACCATGGCATTTTCTCAAGAGTAGAAACATACTCTTGTCTGATCAAACTATGTTTATCAAGTACAATATAATTTTCGGAAAACATTTTAATTGGATAAGATAATTTGACCTAATTCATTACAAAGAGAAAAATGGACATATAGCTCTGGAAAAGCAACTTCTGTCTGACTTGTTGGAAAATTAGTCTCTAGAAAATCTACTGCTTCCTCCAAATTGCTCACTTCAACAAATGAAAACTCAGAATTTTTCATCACAGTAAACATATCATTTGGAAGAATATCTTGCCAAATTGACATCGATTCATTAATTTTTTCGACATCTTGACTATTATTCCAACCATAGGTCCTGATATAAATGATTGGTTTGCCAGATAACTTGGCATATCTTTCTATAAAGTTATCAAAGAAAAATATTTGATATTCTGAGTTCATGGTTATTTGAGCAGTAGTTTCCAAGCGATTGTTATACGTAGACCAATAAAACTCCTCGTTGGTCCTTCAGCCGTATGCGATATTACACCAGGAAATAATAATGCGGTGTTTGGTTTTGGAACATGAAAATAATAATTATCTTCTCCAAAATCAAACGCAGTTTTACCTCCCCAGTCTACATTCCAGGTTTCATTTGCATAAAACAAAAATGTTCTTCCACGATCATCATGCCAATCAACGTGAAAAGATCCCTTAGTTCCAAAAGTATGCCCATTTGCATACACATCATATAAATCATAATCTTGGTTGGTCTTTTCCTTAATGATATTTAGAAGATAATCTGTAAAGAAAGAATTATTCTCCAAACCCATAACCCAAAATGGATATCCCTTCCTACTCCTTGGATCGGAATCATGATAAGAACCATGCCCAAACATCCAATTGGGGCTATTGACAGTCTGCAATATTTTTAGATAATCACTAGAAGAGAAAAAGTTATCGTACTTTATTATATCAGATTCGGTATATTTCACGATTCAATCCAGCAAACAAAAACATCTCTTCCCTCCTTCATAATCATCATTAAGAAAACACGTCATACTATAGTCAGATCGAACTCCGCCACAAGGATTAGCATCGTAATGGTCTTTATACTGTCCACCAGTATGATACTTAACAAAATATATTTGAGATATTCTAGATAAAGAAAATGGCAAAATTGTGTTTAGAATAATATTTTGACAGTATTGATTCAGTTCCAAACTCCCTGGTCCATCAAAAACAGTTTGACATATCTTTAGAGATTCTGGATTACTGATCCTACCATCTTTATAATTTAAGTGTTTGCAGTAGTTATTAATGTATTCAAGTTGCTCATCATTTAATAAATCAATTTCATAAATCATATATCAATCACTCAAACGTTACATCAGTATCTTCTTCTGTATAGTACTTAGTCCAATCAACATCAACTAAAGTATCTACTTCTAGAAGTTTCATTAGTTTCAGCATAGAACTTCTAACTTTCTGGTGGGATTGCTTATATTGTCCACCGAGTTGGTATAGGTTTGATATTCTAGTTCGAACAAAGTCAGAAGAAGCTTCAGAATCATGTTTCACCCACTGTGATGAGTCTTCTGGATCCATATATTCTGGTGCTGGAGTGACTCCATCTTCCAACATACCATCAGGATATAATTTTCTGTATCCATTAGGATCAACTGGATATTTAATATCAAAGGTATATTTAAAAAACTCTAATGCATTTTCAAATTCATCTGGTTTTTTAACACTATCAGCTCTCAGATATGCTCTCCACTTACTCCACATATCTTTCTCACCAGGAAAACTTTCTGGAACATCTGGTAGCATTCTCCAATCACTAGTGGAAAGCATAGCATTTTTTTCAGCAAGTTTTTTAACGTATCTTTGTTCAAAGAATACATATTCACCTGCGATCTCACCTATAGCACCCTGAATTTCAATAGATCTTACTTCTTTAATGACCGTGAAAAATTCAAAACACAATTCAAAAAATTCTTTTGCCTGCTGAGGAGTTCCTCCTTTAAAATTATAAGTTGACCAGTAACTTGATTGTGTTGCAAAATCATATTTAAGTTTTTTCCTCTGGCAAAAATATTCGCCAGTATTGAAATAACAGAAAAAATCTATTTGATCCTTTTCTGTATGCCAAAACGGATCGATGGCATTAGAAAAAAACTTTTCCAATAGTTCTGGATTAATGTTAGATTTTTCGAGATTATTCTTAGTAAAAATAATTTTATTAAGAAAATCAACGGTCAATAGTGCTTCTTTTATCATCCGACTACCTATGTGTTTTTAATGTACCATCCCGTCAATATATATTTATCTTGAGAAAATACCGTATTTCCTTTGTGTACATGAGTATAACCAGCTGGCCAAATAACTACAGTTCCAGCAGTTGGTTTGATCCTTCTTCTTTGATATAGAAACTCTGTTTCACCATCGCCATCTGGCATATCATTAAGGTAAATCATCCAAGTTAATTCTCTCATAGCATGTGACATGTTTGAGTTTTCATAATGCCACAAATGATATCCTCCACCTGGGGGAGTTTTTTGCATTTTAATATCTGTCGAGATCAAACCAGCATGTTTTAATTGAGGATAATTGTTAACATAGTGAAGAGCACATGATTTTAAAAATTGATTTACCTTATGAGTAAGATCATGATTAGCGTAATTAATTAAAAACGCATAATCTTTACGATTTAAAGATCCGCCATAATAATCTTCAGATCTATGAATTTGCGGATCTTGTTGGACTTCATCTATGGTTTCATCAGATAATGGTTCAATTGCACAACCATTTCTAGAAAAATTAACATCAAAGAAATCAATCAATTCTTGACAAAATGATTTTGGTACAAAATTTTTCCATACTCCAATAAAATCTTCGAATTCAAAATCTGTGATTTTTTCATCGCGCATCAACTCTACAGGTCTGTATGGTTGAACAGTATTTTTCATAATAATCAATATGCTTTGATAACGTATTTAGTCTTGTGAAATGGGTTCAATATTGGCACTTGTCTCTGTGGGGATAAAGCAACATCTGGGGTTGGTTTTTTGATATTTGTAGTTAAAGTAAATGTTCCTTCGGTCATGTCCATAAACACATCATTAGCATTTCCAGTATTTGTAGTGAAAACTAATTGTATGCTAGTTGAAGCATTTCCTAGTCCAGAACCATATGGAGATCCAATAACACCAGCGCCAGCAAAATTTCCACCAGAGAAATCTGTTTGTGGATTTTCTACTGCATCTAAAGTTAGATAGTGTGAGTGAGAAAGAGGAGATCCAGATGGAGGAGTGTAACTGTCAATTGTGAAACTACCAGATTGGGTATCAATAACTGCAGCAACATCTCTACCACCACCAGGGGCATCATTACCAGAAGTGTCTATTAATTGACCAGAAGCAATTTGACCAGCAATAACGGTTGCTGGACTTGGCCAGTGTGTCATGAATTCTATTTCTAATTGTTCTGTTCTATTACCAGTAGGACCAATAGAAGGATCTGGTAATTGTGCGACAAATGCATCGAGGTTTTGATATGCTGGATCATAAAGTCTTAGTTCTTGCACAAAATTAGATCCAAGTTGAGTATTAAGGAATGCTTTCCACTGTGCCAATCTAACATCATCATAATCATCAGTACCACCAAATGGTCCATCATCACCACCAAGTCCATCTCCACTACCATCCCATGGCAACCACTCCTTTACAGTATCTCCAATACCAAATAACATTCTACTATTCCATGGAATTAAAGGATCTCCATCGTCAGCTTCAACAATTGCAGAAATATAAAGGTGGTCGTGTACTGGCACCTGGACAAGAACATCCCCAAGTGGTCCAATTTGAGCACTAACTGATCCAGTTATGCTAAAAGGTACTTCTGTAGTAACAGATTCCAATCCAGTCAATCTAACTGTACCTATCGAGAAGAATATACTATCTACTCCATTTGTTCCAGTACCCTCAATTTGCTCCAAAGGTTGAGATCCAGAAACATCAACTTTATCAAAATACCAATATCCACCTTCAGATCCAACCTTGAATATATCACCGCCGACGGTAGAAACTGGCAAGAATGAAGATGATGCTCTACTGCCATCAACAAATCCAGTTCCAGCAAGTCTTCTATTTCTGTAATCTGGTAACTTAAAGTTTCCAGAATATACCTTTGTTACTGGATTATAACTAGCATTTCCACCATAAGTATTGCCAATCACATCCCATAGAGCCCAGTATTGTGCAGCGGAAACTTCTCTACCATCACATGCAATAAATCCTGGATATCTTGATGCCAAAGATCCGCCAAGGTCACCATAACTAGCAGTTGCTGCTTCCTTGAGAACTGGAAGAACTGTTCCAATTGGATATCCATCAAATTTTTCAGATTTTCTACTGTACCAAACTCCAAGATCAGTTGCTGGTGGTGGTGGAGTTGCATATGTTGTTAATGCCCATGTAAAAGGGTTACTACTTGTTCCTGTACCAACAGTAACTGTTGTGGATGTAGTTGTTAACAGGTTACCAGATGCTTGTAAAATTAAATAGAATGTTGAATTAATAGTAGGATCGAATGTTCTTGGTCCCGCAACTGGAGTATCATAATCAATAGAAATTAATGCGCCATTTGTAGCATTAATGGTAATTGGTCTATTGATTCCAGTAACAGTTATGACATTACTTGACACATAATCAAGTGGAAAGCAGATGTTTTAGCATAGAGTGTTATTGTATCTCCGTTCTTTACAGTAGCTGGAAGTACTCCTATAGATCCATTATTAATTTTTACTTTAACTTCAGATGCCGTGGTAGAAACTAAGGTCACAGGAACTTCGATTCCAGTTCCAAGACCCTGAATTCCTCCAAGTGGTCTAGCAGCAGATGGTTGAAGATAATCTTCAATCGCATTTGTTACATCAGGAAAAACAAAACTGTCTGGTGTAGTGGAGGGATTGGATCCAGTTGTCACAATCCACGCAGATCCGTCAGCTTCATCTCCAATACTGACAGAAACTGATTTTGGTGTAAGACCAGTTGTAGAACTAGTAACCTTTAATTGCAAATACTGACCATTTGAAATGTTCCTTGGATTTGAAGAAAATGTTACTCCGCTTAAAACATCAAATCCGTTTGCATTAGTAGATGTTGTGTTTGTATTAGATATACCAAACTCTGCTCCATTATCAACGGAAACTACAGCATCTGTGTTTAAACCTTGGATTCTAATTATATTACTATAAATTGCTGTATTTACTGGTTGACCATTTAAATTATCAAATACTGGAAATGGATCTGGAATATTTTTAGGAACAGATTTTGTCGTGATTTTCCAAGTTTCATTACCAAATCCGATCACAAGATTCAATCTTGTTGTTTGATCATTAAAACTTTTAGTTTTACCTCTTACCTGTATTTTTGCTCCATTTTCAACAGTTACGCCAACGGTATCTTGAATCCAATCAGTATCCCATGTTCCATCTCCATTATAATCTATTCTAAGAGAATAAACATCAACTCCACCAATAATGTTTGCTCCGAGAGATATCGGTGCTTGTGTTGTTGGAGTAAGTCCAGAGACCGTGATTATTTCTTCGCCAAGTCTCGTGCCATCGCCATAAACATACATCGTATCCAACTCAGCATCCGTAACAGACTGAAAAGGAAATGGATCTGGTTCAAAATCTTCTGGAACTGTGGTGATTAACCAAAACTGTAATAGATCTCCAATCCTTACAGTAATAGTTTCTGTATAATCCCAGAATGGAGGGGCAGTATATCTGAATTGGATATAATCACCCTCTCTTACATATAGTGGTGTAGTAGAGTATTGATATGCCATTTCAGACTAAACGTTCCAGTAGTATTATTTATCTTAAAAAAGACACCAGCAGATTAAATCTGCCATCGGTATCAACATGCCAATTGTATTGGTCATTTTCTCCATAAACTCTATAAGTCATGGCAGATCCAACCATACCATGAGGTTTATAGTAACGATTTATTAGAGGACAATCAGAATAATATTTTTTCAAATACTCATATCCGAGATTTTCCAGTTCATTATTGATATCAAATATTATTTGATTATCATTTTTTAACTTCCCAAGAATGTATGCATCATTATCTCTGCTATTTTTGATCCTAGACATATTAGGATGATTTTTTTCAATACATTCATGAGTTAAAGTAGTTCTAATTCTATCTAATGACTTATCATCTAATACATTAGTATACTCATAAATGTATTTTGTGTGCTTTATTAAAGTTGTCTCAAGTTTCTCCATACACCTTCTTTATTAATATCAACTTGTATAGGGTTATTCGCTTTTATTTCAACAGCAACATCAAGACCATCAATAAGAAGTAAGTCTGATAATACTTCTGTCTCTGGTGTAAATACTGGATTCTCAGATTTAAATTTATCTTCTGTTTCTGGAAGAATTAAATTATCTGGAGTTGCATCAATATTTATGTTGATATCTTTACTAGTAGATGCAGACCCCCCAGATCCCTCAGCAACAACAGCATAAGTAACCATTCTAGGTCCAAATTCCGTATATGGAATACTAGTATCAAAAGTTCCAGAAACTTCTGTTGTACCAACATTAATTTCAGCAGAATTTGGTTTGTTAAGTTGGAATGATGTTCCAGTTACTGTTGTACCGTCTAAGTAAAAATAGGTTGGTGTTACTGTAACAGAAGTATTCGAATATCTGGTAGTATAACTTATTGTAGATTGTTGACCATAATCTATAGTATCTGGTGTGGTTATAGAAATTGTTGGTGGATAATATACTCTCAAAATTATGCTGTCAGAGTCAGTTCCACCAAGTCCAGAAACTGTAGCACCATATGTAGTAGTTTGTGTTGGACAAACTTGACTAAAGCTATTGAGGTTTTGATTGGTTATGCCAGGTCCAATTGTAATTGTATCTGCATCACCAGTAGTTGTCCAAGATAATGTTGTGCATTCGCCAGCAATTATTGAAGATCTTGCGAGAGACAGAGTTACTATTGGTGGAATATAGACAGTAACAGTAACATTTCTGGTCGTTGTTTGATTTCCCTGTCCGTTAGCCGTAAGAGTATAAGTCGTAGTAAATTGTGGATTGACTGTGGTGCTGCCATCTACATCAACACTACCAATACCGCCAATACTAGCAGAAATAGCGTTGCTAGTTTGCCATGACAAAGTAGAACTTTGACCTTGAATTATTGCTGAGGGAGAAGCAGTAAATGAATCAATTGTTGGATAGACTAAGGTGTAATCAACATCAATATACCCATTACCAAATGCATTAGTACCAGATCCAGTAAAAGTTGCATAATTTGAATCATATGCACTTGCTCCACCAGTTCCTCCTATTGATGGATACCTACCAGCACGGTCATCTGCGCCTTCTCTTCCACCAGCGCCTCCTGGGCATCCACCGCCGCCGCCGCCGCCACCTCCGCCGTCAAATCCTTGAGATGCTCCAGTTCCACCTCCTGAAATACTAGATAAATTTCCAGTACCAAATCCCTGCCCAAATCCACCATCGCCACCACGAAGAAAACCATCTGGATAACTAGCCCCACCAGCGCCACCACCACCACCAGCAACAATAATATATCCGTTTTTTACAGAATCAAATACTCCACTAGCTCCTCCACCTCCACCTCCTCCACCAGAACATCCCTGGGGACCAGTTCTTCCACCGCCCCCACCAGGAGCAACAGAAGAAGGTCCGCCAGCTCCAGCGCCACTATTTGATACACATCCAAATCCACCCCCACCCTGTTTGCCAATTCTAAGTGTTAATGTTCTTGCCGTAAAGGAAGATAATACAAAGGTTCCCCATCTACCTCCACCCGCAGTTCCTCCAGGATTTCCATCACTTCCACCATTTCCACCAGATGCAGCTGCAACAAATAGCGTGACATTAGTTGCATTAGCAGGAATAGTTACTGTAGTATCGTCTGTGTATCTTGCCATTTTAGATCTGTCTTAAATTTTTCCATGTTCCAGATTTATTAATATCTACCTGGATTGGAGCGTTTGCTTTTATTTCTACTGGAATATCAATATCTTCTATTAAATATAACTCGGATTGAATAATTTCTTCTGGAACTATATCTGGTGTATATACTGGTTCTTGACTTCTAAATTTTTCATCAGTTTCTTCTAGATTTAAATTATTTGGAGTTTCATCGATAATTATTTCTGTAGTTTCGGTAATTCCAACGGATCCACCACTACCTTGGACAGTTAAAACATAATCAACAAATCTGGGTCCATAATCATCATACACTACATTAGTATTTAATGTTCCATCCCTAACAGTTGCCGACGATGGTGCTGATAACTGTGATGACGTTGCTGCTGGAAGATCATAATCATATGCTAATGTTGATCCAGAAGAATTTCTGAAATAAATTTTTAAATTAATAGAGCTGTTACCATACTTACTGGTATATTGTATAGTTCCTTGTTGCCCATAATCTAAAGTTTCTGGAACTGTTAGTGTAGCAGTTGGTATTTGATTTACTGTTATGGTTATACTATCGGTATCTTCTCCACCAAGTCCAGAAACTCTTGCACTATAAGTTGTAGTATCAGAAGGACAAACTGTTGAGAAACTATTCAAGTTACCATTAGAAACTCCACCAGATAACCACGTTATACTACTAGCATCACCAGTAGTAGTCCAACTAAGAGTAGAACACTGTCCCGCAATAATAGTTGTTGGACTTGCAGATAAGGTGATATTTGGAGGAATATAAACAACTAAAGTTGTGCATCTAGTCGTAGTCCCACCTTCGCCAGTAACGGTAATACAATATTGCTGATCATCGCTTGGAGAAACTGTGGTAGATCCGCTATAACTAGTATTTCCAACTCCAGTAACATTAGCAGAATATAAGTATGATCCGCTAGATGACCAAGACAAAGTTGCACTCTGTCCACTAATAATAGGATTTGGGCTTACTGATATACTTGCGTCTGGCGCTGCTGGTTGAGATGGTCCGTCCAAAGCAAACGAAATTGCAACAGGATTGGTTAAAAAACTATCAGAGCTACTACTATTCTGAACCGTCCACGACCAAGCAATATTTTGTCCCTTAGAATAAAATTTTGTAGAACTATTTCCACTAGTAGTAAATCCACCAGAGCTGAATGATCCCCCACCATAATTAATGGTTCCAGTATCATCAGTTGCAACAGTAAGCGTATAATTTCCAGACCACGGAGCATTAATGTTCCATCCCCCAGTAATAACAACGCTTTTTAGTCCAGTTGTTTGACTAGGATTATAAGGAGTTGACGCATAAGAGTTCATGAATGAACTCCAATTTGGATTGCTACATGCATTCCAACCTACATCTCTACTAGTTGAGTATATTGGCATTTTAGAGAGACCTCAAATTTTTCCAATCGTTTTGCTTGTTTATATCGACCTGTATGGGTGCATTTGATTTAATTTCAACTGGTATATCAACTCCATCAATATACATTAATTCTGACAATACATCAGTTTGTGGAGTAAATACTGGATTCTCACTCTTAAATCTACCATCCGTTTCTTCGATTACCAAATTATCTGGAGTATCGTCAATAATTATTTCAGTAGTTGTTGTATCAGTTGCTTCACCACCACTACCCTGTGCGACAATAATGTACTGAACAGAAAATGGTCCAGACTCCCCGTATGGTATATTTGTAGCAAGTGAATTATTTGAAACAACTGTATTTAATCCACCAATCTCTGCGCTATTGGCAACTGGAGTAATATTAATAACTGTACCAGTAGTTGTATAGTTATTGCCAGTAGTGTTATCTCTGAAAGTATAATATGGTGTTATTGTAATTGATGAGTTTGCGTATTGAGTTTCAAAAGATATAAATCCCTGCTGACCATATACTAGTGAAGTTGGAGAAGAAATAGAGGCGGTTGGTGGTTCATAGACAACAATAGTTACTGATGCTGGGGGAGAACTTCCACCAGATCCAGAAGCAACAGCAGTATAAGTTGTTGTTTGCGTTGGACAAACTGTTGCATTACTGGATAAATTAGAATTTGTCAAAGGTCCACTAGTCCATGTAATTAGATCGGCATCTCCAGTTGTATTCCAAGCTAGTTGAGCACAACCACCTCTTATTACTGCAGTTTTTGTTGAAGATAAATTAACTGTTGGAATTATATACATAAAAAGTTCAATTCTTCCTGATGTGCCAGCATTAGCATTATTGCCACCTGCTGCTCCAGCACCACCAACAGTTGCCGTATAACTTGCTCCAGGAGTATAACCTTTTTCTATTATTTGATTTCTACTCAACGTTACTTCCAAAGCACCACCAGATCCACCACCACGTCCCTGAGCACCCTGTTTTGTTCCAATAGAAACAAATGTAAAACATCTAATATATCCGTTTGCTCCTTTATTATTTTGAAACCAAAGTTTAATACCTCCATTATATTTGTCTCTAAATCCATTTAATGTGTATGGAGCAGCGGTTCCACCACCAGCAGCTTGTTGACAAATATCAGTAACATACCAAGTCCAAGAATTATCTGTATATGGAACAACAAATCTAACATCATAATATTTTCCATTTGTTGGCGCATATCCAAATAGTCCATCGGCAGCGTCTTTATTTTCAAAAGAAACTGTTATGTCAGGACTAGCTGTAGAAAAAATGTGTTCGTTAGTATCATTATTAAAGAAGTGGGTTGATGTGGAAACATATTGGTAATATCCAGGAGTTCCATCACCGCCAGCACCATATGAAACTCCACCATAACTTATAGCAGATCCACCAGCAAATAGTGCTCCATTATTTCCAGATGATGCAGAAACCCCAGCAAAACCATTAGTATTAAATCCTCCACCAGATCCTAATGAGTTTTTGTTTCCAGATACGCCACCACCCTGTCCTCCACCAGCGACCATACCAAGCCAAGAAGAATCACCTCCATTAGCTCCATCAGCATTACTTAATAAGTTTGGGGATACATATTCACCTCCACCTCCACCGCCCCACATACGCACACGCATGTTATATACCTGATCAGGTATTTGATAACTTTGAGTAGAAGTAAATGATACAGATACTGGCATGTCAGAAACGTATTAAATATTCAACTAGAATAAATGGTGTAACAAGTTGATCAAGTTTTTGCTCTTCAAGGACATCAACATCAACATATGCAGTAACTCCACTCATATCAACTGGAATGGTACTATGTGTATAAGTAAAATTATGGGGATATGTAAATGGTCTGGTAATATTATGCTGGTGAATAGATGCTCTTCCTGCTGCGTTGGATGTTTCTAAAACATGACCAGATCCACTATTTGCTCCAAATCTTTTTCTATCTTTTCCTCCATCTCCACCAACCTCATGATTGCCAGTATAATTCAAATAAGTTTGATTTGAATTGTGTGCGTGTCCTTGAAAATTTTCAATATCTAAACTAGTTTGACTAGTTTTAGAAGCTAAGACATACTTAGGTGATCCAAGCATATCGATTTGACCACTCTGAACAATCGTAGCATTTCCTATATAACTGGCATTAATTCTATTACCAACATTACTAAGAACTTCGATTTGAGGTCCAACTCGATTTATTGGCGTTGCTTGCTCGGTTTCAGTATCAACAAAATCATTATTATAAACACCAGTTCCTCTACCACCAAGAATTACTTTTGATCCAAGATCTGGTAATCTAAATTGTCCGAGATCTCCAGTAGCTGGATCCGCACCTCTAAGATTATCATTCTCCCTTCTAAATCTAGACTCATCTCCAACTCCAAGTATTTGAGCTAGAGCATAATAATCTTTTGCATTTTGAACAGATCCATCACACTTCAAATAACCAGCTGGTAAATTTTGCCTAAAAACAGCAGAATTTGGATCATTTGAAGATCCAATACCAGGAGTTGAGTGAATAATAATTGATCCAGGATAACCACCGTATCTAGATCTTTCTCTTGCGTAATTTGCCATTTTTAGTATTTCTGATTAATATGCTCTAATAATATAGATACATGTCAAAGAAGGTTGGGTTGTATTCATATCTATCTGCAAAGCCGCAACATTACTAGCATTATCAAGAACAGTAGTTGAAGGAATATTTACAGCAGCATTCAGACTAGATCTTGGTTTCAAAGATCCCTGATCATATGTAACTTCTATAGCATCGTGAGTATGTGCAATAAGATCAGCGCCTTGCCAGTCCGATGCTGTATTGCTCACAAGTGTTCCAAAATTTCCAGAAGAAGGAATATCTGGATAATAATTTCTATATCCAGTAGGTATTTGAGCGGTATTTCCTCCCAAGAAATAACTTACTGTTTCTTCGCTTTCCAATCTTGGATCAAGAAGATTTGGAGAAATTGGAGTACGCTGTACACGCCTTGGAATTATATTAACTGGTGGATTTTCAGATCTCACTAATGCAAGTGTTCTACCAGGACTTCCATTTCCAAATCCACTAGTTCCTTCAAAATCGCCCCAATTTTTTTGTTGGATTTCATATTTAAATCTAACTTCCAGACCAGTATCATCACCACCAAAAACGTCATCAACGTTATCAACTGCTTGCATAGTCCATGTTGTTGTGATGTTTTCATATGGAACAACACCACGTCCTGGTTGAGTATCTGGATTGCTAGCTAAAGTTTCGTATGAACCATTATGGGTATGATTTCTTACATGTGATACACCTAGTTTTCTGCCACCTAGATAAACCGTTTGTTCTCCTTCACCTGGAATAATAGTATTACCATCGATTTTACCAACGTAATCATTTCTATCATTAAGGGTAAATATGACATCTGTATAGACATCAGTAAATACTGTTGGAACGCCATTATCAGTGTTTGGACCGATAAAAGGAGAAATAATAGATCTTGCATCTGGATCAGTATCAATTGACTTTCCAGTTCCACCAGCAACTGTTGTTGCAAAGTATGATTCTTCCAAATCCATTAGAACTTTTCCATTAAGATTTGGCAAAACAAATTCACCAAAGTAATTTGGAAATGCACCACCTAGATTGGAGACACCTGCGTTATAAGTGTCTCCAATCACTTGAACTAGCAAAGGATAATCCTTTGCATTTTTTGTTGACCCATCGCATATAATCCATCCCTCAGGAATATTGCTGAGGGGTCCACTCCAAGGCATGATGGTGCCGATAACGGCAGCCTTTGCAGTTTTGGAAGATTGATAAAACATCTGATTATACGTCCATTAGATACCAACCAGTCAGAGATGATGGAACACCTGGGTTACCATCTGGCGTAGAAGCACCAGCATAAACAAGTCCAAATGCAGCATATGGTGTTTGTACGATCAACTCACCACCATTATATCCAATAAAGCTGCTGTTAGGAATGCTGCTCAATAGAGTATTTGCAGTATTGCTGACTTGACCTTGTACTTTAACGTTATCAGGTGCTCTTACAACTAAAGATAGGTTGTAAGTTAGATTACCACTAATATCTATAATGCGAATCGTATCTCCAATTAGAGCATTCTGTGGCAAGCGAACCATAGTATTTCCAGTAGCGTTAATGAAGTAATTGACATTTGCTTGTGCGTTAACCGTGGAATCGGTAGAATACTCCCATTTAGCACCACCAGTTCTCGTGAAGTAATTTGAAATACCAGCAATCTTAACTGCTCCATCATTAGCAACAGAGAAGATCTCATCTTCCTCATCAGTTCCACCAGAGTAAACTGTTAGATCACCACCTTCAACATAGACATCACCAACGACACGAAGATCACCACCGAACTTACTCTCGCCAGTTCCGAGAGCAGAGAAAGAACCATATGTGGTAAAGTCACCCGAAGAATTGACAAACGTTAGTCTAGGTGTTGTTCCATCAGTTCCATAGATGCTGATATTTCCACCATTCATTCTAACATTACCAGTTGCTGTATCAATCTGGAATGTGGTTCTTAATGGTACAGTATCACTTCCACCATTAGTAATTGTGAAGAACTGTTGATTTACAATAGTCGATCCATTAATTGTTAATGTATTCTCAGTAGTTAATGTTCCAGCGATATTTGTATTACCGCTGTTTGAAGCAACAGTAAATCTATTGAATCCAGCTCCAACTCCAAGATTACCAAAGATCTTTGTATTTCCAGTAGTTGATTCTACTTCGAATACAGTTGCTGCTGGGTCACCACCATCATTAACAGATAGTGTTTGTGGTTTAGTAGAAACTAATTGCTTAACCTTAACAAATTCTGATTGAGATAATCTGAGGAAGTCTTGAGTGGTAATAATTCCACCGAACTCAGCAATACCGATATTAACATCAATCGGTGAGTTAGTTAGTCCTGCTGGAGGATCATCAACTTCACCATCATTATTCAAGTCAACGCCAGTAATATAACTTGCGTTTGATTGCTTCTCTAACTTAGCAATCACACATCCATCTGGGTGATTAGTATATGTTCCAGTTCCTTCTTGTCCTCTAGCAACAATCAGTCTATATCCGTTTGGATCATTTGGATTGCTTAGGTTAGCAAGTCCAACAACACGAACGATTTCACTCTGAGCTTCATTTCTTAGTCCAGTAACGGCATTTGGAGCAACACCAACAGTATTTGGAGAAGCAGAATTTGCTCTGTCAATTAGGAGTAGATCACCAACTCTAAAGTCACTTGGGGTAGGTGTTGTGATTGGTAGGTAATATGTTGTTCCAGCATCGTTTGTTCCGTTTACCTGGAAAGTAAAGTCTCCACCACCAGCGCCACCACCAAGTTGATCATTAGTAATTGTTAGAACGTCGTTGTCTGTATAACCAGAACCAGGACTTTCAATTGTCAGATCAAAGCTCTTGTCAAATCTGATTAGAATTGTTACAGTAGCACCAGTTCCCGTACCACCCTGAACGTTCAGGAAGCTGTATGTTCCTGGAATTCTATTTGCGCCGCCGTCGTTAATAACATTATCGAGAGCAGCAATTTGACCGCCAGCAAGTAAGAATGCCGTGGAACCCCAGAATGAAACACCGCCAGTATCAATTAGTTTTCCACTCTCTTCATATCTGTAGAAATCAATATTTGGATTAGTTACCCCACCAACATTATGTGGAACAGCAGTAGTTCCAAATCTGGATCTTTCGACCTTTACAATACCAGCACTCAGACCACCATTTAGTCTAATGTTTCCTTCCACATTATGACTTGCCAAAACATTCAGAGTGTTTCTTACTGTAGTAGATCCACCAGTAGATCCCAAAGTAAACTGAGTTGCATTAGTTGCAAGATTTACAGTATTTGTTTGGTCTCCATCAAACAGATCAACAGTTCTGGTTTGAGTGAATATTCTAGATGTGCTCGTTCCAGCAGCATAACTCGAACCAATTTCCAATTCACCAGCAATTAGAGTCTGTCTTGTTCCAATCTTAGTGAAGGAAGAAAGATTACTCCATGCACCACCAAGTACAATTTCACAGTTATTTGCAACAGAATCAGAAACGCTAGCAATATCAACGATTGCATTCTGAGAGTTTCTATGAATTCTTAAAGTGCTTTGAGTTGCAGCATTACCAATTTGAATAACTTGATTTGTTGACGAGTTACCAATATTGATGTTTTGATCAACATTAGTATTGTTACCAATACTTAAGATCTGTCCTTCGCCAGCAATATTTAAGATGTTGGCGTTGGAATTAACAAAGTTAAAGGTATTTGAAGTGGTAGTGATGTCTCCACCATTTACTTGTGTATCACCAGTAATTTCAAAATTACCAGTTACTCTACCATCACCAACAACAACTAGAGCTCTGTTCAGATTCTTGAATGGGTTGACAAGATCATTAACAGCGGTATTAATACCAACTCTACCACCATTAGTTGTCATTACTCTGAGAGTAGCGACTGCATCTGGACTTGCACTATTTCCACCAACCAAGAAGGCATTATTTAAATTAGTTTCTGTCTTAACTATAGAAGATTCCGTTAGATAAGAAAGAATCTTCTTACCGCTAATAAACGTATTACCAACAACATCTAGGTTTGCTCTTGGATCGGTTTCAAGGGAAACGAATCCATTCTGACTCGCAACGTGCGACGAACGAGCAATAGTGTTGATTCCTAACTTATAGTCACCAATTGTTTCTGTATCTGTTCTAATTGCTTCAGCACCAAGAACACCAACTTCCTTCCAGTTTGCATTAGAGAACTGAATTGTTGGAACAACACCACCTGGAGGAGTTGCGGCAACAACGTCTACTGCCCAATTTAGAGTAGCAGAAGCAATAGAATCGATTACCTGGAAATAAACGTAGTTGTTGTCTGGATCATATGCATCACCTGGGGGGCTATAAATTGCCCAAGTTAGGTTCAATCTAGGATCAATAAAGAAGTTATTGATTCTGATCTGAGATCCAGATGTCAAACCAATATCTTTATTGCTAATGTCAAGTCCAGTAGAAGAATCTACAAACGTTAGTTTGACTACATTACTTCCATTAAATGTAATGGTAAAGATTTGAGTTGCAGGGATTTGACGGAAGTAACTTGCATAAATCCATCCAAGTGATCCGCTCTGACCTACTTCCAGACCTTTGAGTAGAACATCACCAGTAGATGGAACTACTCCACTATATGATACGAATTGGTTTGCATAAACTCGGTCACCATTATCAGAAACTAAGGCATTATTATTTGGTGTAACGTTAGATGGATTTCCAGAAACAGTATGAGTCTGGAACATATATTTCTGACCATTACCTCTGGAATTAAATCCGAAGATTGCTGCCTGAATTCTATTCTTACCGATACGAATATCGCCATTAAGAGTTGGTCTGAATGCAGTTCTATCAAGAAGTTCATCTTGCTCTACACCAGTTACTCCATCAACAGTTGCAACATTAGAACGAATAATCAGAGAATCACGTATTTCTGTTAGATCATTATCTTGTACAGAAATAACTAATGGAGATTGGAATGTATTCTGTAGTGTACCGTCTCCACCAACTACAGTGATGTTCTGCAGGAATGTTACGGGATCGTCAAATGTTGTGGAAACATTAGTTAGAGTATCATCGTCATCTGTGCTATCTACGAGTTGAGCAGATTCTAAGAAGGTCTCTTCGCCTGTGATAGCGTTAATCTTACGGTTACCAATATAGAGATCACCGTTGGAGTTCAGACCCGTGTAGAAGACGATACCACCGTCCTGTTTCTTGCTTTGGGCATAGAAGTCCTCAGTGGGAGTTAGGACGATCTCCTGACGCGCAGGGAGACCAGTAGAGTAGTTACCAGGACCGAAACCTAGGTATTCAAATGTATGGTTACCAGCACGGGCAATAGATGGTCTGCGAAGTTCAACATAGTAACGTTGATCAGAAAGAACTGTGCTGTTACCAGAGATAGGAATACGACGATCTTCTGAACCAGAAGTTGCATTACCAGTTTGAGCTTGGATTGCATTAGCACCGCTATACTGATTCATGACAAATGCTGGTTGGTTGATTAGGTCTTCAACCAATTCTCTTGTTACTGAGTTTTTGAAATCATTAGTAGTAACAAGTCCATGAATATAATTGTCCGCTGCAGAGTAAGTCTGAGGTGGATCAATTAGAGATGCTGCATAATCCTTCTCTTCATTTGTTGTAGAACTTGAAGTTTCTGAAGTTTCCACCAGAACCAGCACCAGTTGGGAATGGAGAGATATTGCCACGTAGGCAGCTTAGATAGTAAATACCGTCTTGCTGACCTGCGATTCTACGCTGAAGTGTTTCATAACTGAAGACATAGAAAGTATCTTCGATGACTCCAGCATCTTGAACAGAAGCAACATAATATTCAACACCAGCATCATCCTGAATACGATCACCAGGAGTAATGGTGTATACATTTGCGCCGTCTTGCTTGTAGTAATACTCTGGATATCCCTTGCGAATAAGAGTCTTGAGTGGCAGAGATTTGCCCATATCCTGATCCTCAAGCATGTCAGCAAAGACATTACCTTGAGTAAATCTGGTATTGAAGAACTCACTAAACTCTAGTTTTCCACCACGAAGAGACTTAAGAATCAGATAGTGATCACCACCAACGGTGTAATATCCATGAATATTAGCAATACCAGAAGAATTTCCAGTCCACTCAACTTCATTTACAGAAGTACTCTGTGTCTTGCTGGTTACAAATTCTCCACCCTGAGGAGCAGAAATCTTAACAGTAGTAAAGCTTTCATTTCTCAAACCAGGATAGTTTAGAGCATCTACTGTATGATCAAATACAGTTAGTTCTAGGTATTTAATATCTGGATTTAAAGTGTCTTCTACATAACGACCATTTTGAATAGTTGCTTGAATTCCAGAATTAAATCTTGCAAATGCTCTGTATTCGATACCTTGATTTGTAATATCCTTCTTGTATGGATCATAAGCAAAATCAGTATTTAATGAATTGAGAGCAAACTGAGTTGAAGTATATCCAATATACTCTCCAGCTTGTACTGGGTTCTCAAAACGAGCACCATATACAGATCCAGCAACTGGTTTCAGTAGAATTTTCTGCGGTACTAATTTACGAGTATCATCAGTTCTTGTCTTGATTACAAATCCATTAATAGGATCTCTTGCGTTCTCAAGATACTTAGGAATTACAAAACGAAGTTTGTATGTTCTGTCTTCTTTTGCTCTGGTATCATCTAGACGTGTGAACCAAGTATCAGTTGTTCTCGATCTTTCTGCATAATCAATTTGCTTCAATCTCCAGAAAATATTTTCTTCTCTGACAGACTGAGAATTTACAGAAGATCCTTCGTCCTTACACTGAACATACCACTTACCAGTAGAAGTTACAGCATCAGTAAATCCAGGATCAAATCTTACTGGGCTTCTACGCTTGTTAGCAAATACTTGGAACGTTCCAAGTTGACCAGAAGTAAATGTAATTGGATTTACATTATTGATTGCATCAGCATGTGTCTTGTGAATGGTAAAGACTTTATCATTCTGATATCTTGCATAGAATTCTTTATTAGAATTAATTCTACCAACATCAGCACTTAGCGGATCAGTAATTGCAACATCAGAGTCATTTTCATATGTCGTTGAAACTAATGGAAGTTCACCACCTTCAATCTCTCTAAAGAATACTTTCTGTGGAGTAACTGATGAGAATGGAATATCAAAAATGTGAGATACATCTGTCTCAATACCAGCAGTTACACTATTTGTTAGCGTACATCTGTAGTTGTGAAGATCATATCTTTCATCTAGTACAAACTGATAGATATCAATTTGAACATCTTTGTCAATTCCTTCTGTCTCAGATGAATAAATGTAGATACCAGCAGCTGCATTTTCTTTTGAAGTTGCAAGCATTAACTTGGTTTGATCACTTCCATTAAAGAAAGTAGTAGTGCTGTAATTTTCTGGTTGTGTTCTTCTACCTGGAGAAATTACATAATATGTTCTGTTTGTTTCAAATCCATTAGGAAGTCTAACCAGACGCTTATCAATATCTACATATTTGCCAGTATTCGTATTAAAACGAGGGCGTGGAACGAGTCTTACTGGAGTTCCAGTTTCGAAGTTATGTGGGTTTGAAGCACCATAACCAGTAGTATCAACAGTAAACACAGTTGCTCTTGAAGCAAAAGTAGCAGTATTTACGGTTGGTTCTTCTCTAGCAACAGTTCCAAGACCACTACTGATGATGGTTGTGATAGCACCGATAAGAGTTTCGATAGCATTAGCAACACCAGCACACTCTCTCTGAGTTGGAGAACCTGGAGATCCAGTTGTTGTGTCCTGAATAACATCTGGATTTGATGATTCTGGTCCAACATCAACAGTTTTTGGAAGAGCATTTGCCCACTGACCTTTCTCTAAGGTAAAGTATAGATTTACTGTTGTGCTTGTTTGTAAAGCATTTACAGTATTTCCAACATTAAATCTAGAGTTTGCAACACCTAGTTCAATCTCCGTATTGCTGACGATTCTCTTAACATAAGTTCCAGCAGGAATATTTGTTGTTAATTGAACTGCATTTGGTTGCAGTAATCCATTAACATATGCTGGATTTACAGGATCAGTATTGTCATATTCAGCAACTTTCATGCCGATGACAATACCACGAGTATCGAGAACATCTACAATAGCAGATCCAGCTTCAGTTTGGCAATTGAATGCGAGGAAATCAAAGTTTCTCATCGCAGCAGTTGCTAACTGACCTGTGTAAGTCCAAGCATCTAATGTTTCTACCTTTTCGCCATCGATATACTCCAGATCATTACCAACATAATATGCTTCAGCGACTTGAATAACGTTGCTGTTTCCACCAAATCTGAGGTCATTTACTAATCCATCAACAATATAAGTAACGTCACGGAAGCACTTAGATTGCTCAGCATTCAGAATAAAATCACCACGATTTACTTCTGGAAGTTCGAGAAGTGTAGCAAATTCAACTGCTTCGGTAACAATATCAAAAAGGTTTTCAATCGAAGAGCGAACGTTAGCACAATCCCATCTTCCAGTATCTACTGGTGGCAGATCATTAAGATTACCAGAAGCCAGAGAATCGCAAATAATACCAATCAACGTATCAACTGCCGACAGAACATCAGAACAGTTGTTAAGTGTGTACTCTGTTGGTTGTGCTGGAGAAGTTCTAGTGATTCCAGTTAGATTTCCAACTCCAGCATCTGTTCCGATTCCTTGAATAATAATGTCAAGGAGAGTATTTGCTGCAGATACAGCAGATGCACATACAGGAGTTTCCCAATCATCAACAATTGTTGTATCGATGATTTGATCATAATCATTATTTGGAGACTTAGATACTGGAATGTTTCTAATTACATCAGTAACAAGTGCTTTTACTTCGATGAAGACACGTCTTGCTTCATCTCTCTCAGAATCAAGGAAAGTTTCAATTGGTTGACCGTTGAGAGTATTGGTAACGTATACATTTGCAGCGTCATATGATTTTGCGTTACCACCAAACTTAACGTCATACATGACAGCGTTAAGAACATCATATACATCATCAAGACAATCTTGCTCTGTATTTGTTGCTTGTGGTGCATATGATGGATATGCAACCTTCATGCGTTCATATGCTTCTTTAGCAATAAACTCTTTATTCTCAAGGACCATATTATATGCATCGGCATGAATGTCCGAAACATATGCTGGGTCTCCATTATTATCAAGAGTAATTGTTAGATCTTTTTCATATAGTTTATTATTGATTGCAGCGTTAATTGCATCAGCAACACGCTTGAATGCTGTAATAGATGGTTCTACTTCATTATCAACACCATTACCAATCAAAACATTATTATAGAAGTATTCTTTAGTTGCAGCAATAGTGTATTCATTACCACCAAACCAAAGATCCTGGGCAATCGCGTCAACAATATGTCCAATATCTCTACGGCACTTGACTTCACCTGAAAGAAGGTTTCTAGTTACAACTGCTGGCAATACTCCAAGATCACCATCATCGATTGCCTGAGTGATGATATCAGAAAGAGTGGTGATAGCACTTTGAACATCAGCACATGCTGTTGGATCTGTATTAGGTACTACTCCGTTACCATCGTTATACTCAGACTCACCCGCAGTTACTGTGAGATCTTGATATGTTAGCTGGTTTGTTACTGCTGCAATCATTCCTGCTTTTGCAGCATTAAATCCAGTTATGCTTTCAGCTTCTTCTCCAACCAATCCATTTGAAATTGGGTTTCCGCTGTTATCAAAATACTGCTCAGCAAACTTGATAGAATATTCATTACCACCAACAAACATGTCTAGGGCAACAGCATCAATAAAGTAACCGATGTCTCTGCGGCACTTAGTTGAACTGTTATTTGGGAAAGTAAATGTTGGATGTTGAGTTACAATCGCTTGAAGCGCAAGATCTTGAATCTCATCTTTGTTGCGACGAATTAAACGATACGCATCAGCAAAACGTGACTGTGCGTTGCTCTGAGTATCTCCAGGAATATAGAAGTCTGGGTGATAAACAGCAATCTCTGCAAGTGCATTATCTAGAATATAATCTCTATTCTCAACGATTAGATTTCTTGCATCCTTATAGCGTCCAGCAGGATCTACTTTGTTTGCATCATCAACTGTAACACCATTATCAGTTAGATTCTGTTCTTCTGCTTCAGATCCAGTATATCCAACATTAACTCCATAAGAAGAAAGAACGCTGTTGGAATCTGGATCATATAGATCCGCTTTAATTGTTAGAAGATTAGCAATTGCAAGCTTGCAAAGATCTCTCGCTCTATTGAAAGCAAATACTGTCTCTCTTTCTTCACCAACAAAAGTTTCTGGAGTTCCATCACCATCAAAGTACTGCTTGACTTTTTCAATAGTGTTATAGTTTCCACCATCTCTTAGGTCTTCTGCAATAGCATCAACCAGTTCTCCAACTGTCTCGGAACTAATAGTAGATGTTGGGAAAGAAGTTATAGTTTGTTGAATAGTAGTATCAATAATTTCCTGACGGTTTGCAATAATTAGATCACGAGCATCGTAGTAACGATTAGACTCTGGATCTAGACCAGGATTAACATAAGGAATATTGCGAAGTCTTGGATACTTCTCCATGATGTATCCATAAACTTCCTCCTGAATCATGCGACGGTTGCTTTCAATTAAGTTAGCAGCATCTGCATAAACATTATTGATTGCAAATCCAGAAGGATTGAGGATACTTGCACTAGCAACGTACTTGACAAAACCAGTTGGTTCTAGTGTAACATTAAATTCCTCAGTTCCACCAGGAGTTGCTGGATCTAATTGAACATAAAGCTTTTCATCTGTTTTAGCACCCAATCTGTATCCATTAATTGTAACAGCTGGACGATCAATAGGAGTAATAATATCATTACTACCTAGGAAAAGTTTAGTGTAGTTATTGACATTTTCGTTAGTTCCTTTGATGTCAACAACATAATAATTTTGTTTCTTAGTATTTGCTTCAGACTCAACAACCTGCTGTGGTGGAATAATGTCGGTAATATAACCACCCTTATCTTGGTTGAAGGCAAATCCTTTGAAACCAATAGCGTGTAGAGAAGTATTACCAAAGTTAGAGTTGGAGTTGGTGATCGACATGTCACCACCCGATTCCATCAGGAAGTGATCAGCGAAACCAACCGCGAAGATCGAAACGTTCTGAATGAATGCATCGTCAGAAGCACGAACGTGGAAGTTTCTCCAATCATCCTTCCAGTAAGAATCACCTTTGGTGTGATATGGAACTGTAGCAAAAGCATCAGTCAGAGACGCTTGGTTCCAAGTATTAGAATACTCATCATAGCGAATGAATGCTCTGTCGTCTTTTTGGAGAGATACACCAGTGTACTGAGCAATAACCATCGACTTAAAGCCTGTTGCCTTAAGACCATTAGCCCAGATACCACAAATACCCCAAGTAGAACGAATAGAACAGTTAAAAACATATGGCGATGCTGACTCTACGCTATCTACTTCTGCAAGTGTTTGTGCGTTCTGACCTAGAGTTGGAACACTAACTGTCTGTCCAGAAACAAGGTTAGTTCCAATAGCACTTACAACAATAGGAACTTCATAAGTGAACTTACGAGGATCATTCTGGTCGATACTCTTGATTGGGAAGATACCCTCAAGAATGCTATCAATCTCGGTTCCAGAAATAGCAACAAACTGACCCTGGAAGTATCCATGATCAACTTTGGTTGTTACTTCAATTTCCGAAGTTGATGAAGGAATACTTGGTTTTGTTGTTGCGTCTGTTAGTTTCAGACTTTCAATAACTCTACTGTCAGATAGAGGTCCAACGATTCTATTTTCCTGAATGTTGAAATCAAATTCACCTGGATCATCAATTGTAGGCTGATATGCAGAGAATGCCTTAGCAATCTTTCTGTAGAATAGACCCAATTCTTCCTGATCTGCATATTCAAATACAGTCAGTTTGTGGTGAGAGTAGTTAGGAGCGGTTAACTTAGTGAAATCAGTTGGATCATAGTAAACAAGACCAGTTCCCTGTGTGTTATCATACAGAGGAGATTCTGATGTTGTCTGACCATCCTTAATCGTGAACTGCCAGAAGTAACAACCACCAGTTACGTTAAAGATTGCAGAACGAGGAACTGTTACTGATGCAGGATCGGGAACATATAAAGGACGAACAGTAGTTCTTCTAAGGTCATAACCAACAAGAGAAGAACCTCTAGGGATGATAGCACCACCCTCAGTATTGTTAAACTTGTAAAGTACGTTATCTGGATTAGAAATGTCAAGGATTGAGTTGTCAGTCCATGCATTTAGTGCTTGATCGAATCCAAATACATCAATACCGCTGGTGTCTACAAGACCAGGACGGTTATCAATATAGTGAATGCCAGGCATCAGCATGATGCTGAACTGGTCAAATCTATCATTACCAAAACCAGGAAGATACGAATATCTTGCGATTTCTAGGAAAGCACGCTGGATACTTTTGAATGGTGTAATTGGTGAATTACCTCTGTTTGATAACGCATCAGTCGCGTTGAAATCATCAGGAGAAACATAAAGATACTTACCAGTTTTTGAGCTGATAAGGTTATCCAGACGTGTTAATGGCATGATTATACTGACCCTGGGGCGTGAACTTTTTCCTTCAACTTATTTATACACCAGCACGGTAGTTGTCCCCCTGGATCTTCATTTTGACAAGTTCTTTAATGCATATGTAAATGTAATTAAATTGTTCGTACCAAGTACAATCACCTTTCATATTTTTTGTGCGAAAACACTCTCTCTAGGATTCGAACCTAGGACACCTTGATCCGTAGTCAAGTGCTCTATTCCGCTGAGCTAAGAGAGTAGGCGAAGGGCCAGAGACTTGAACTCTGAACTTTGGTTTTGGAGACCAAGATGTTACCAATTACACCAACCCGACAGGTTCTGAGGGTAGGATTCGAACCCACGAATGGCGGGACCAAAACCCGCTGCCTTACCGCTTGGCGACCTCAGAGTGGGGTGTCGTATGGGAATTGAACCCATCTAGGTAGTTCCACAAACTACTGCCTTACCACTAGGCTAACGACACATAGCAGTAGGTGGATTTGAACCACCGACCATAGGAATATGAGACCCGTGCTCTGCCAGACTGAGCTATACTGCTGAGGCGGAAGTGGTTGGATTTGAACCAACGGATGCCCCTAAAGACATCGACGGTTTAGCAAACCGCTGCATTAAGCCGCTCTGCCACACTTCCAAGTGGAACCGACAAGATTTGAACTTGTGACCGCTCGGTTATCAGCCGAGTGCTCTACCGCTGAGCTACGGTTCCAAGGCCGAGGAAGGTAGAATTGAACTACCGACACCATGTTCTTCAGACATGTGCTCTACCAACTGAGCTATTCCCCGAGGTATTCCTAACGGGATTCGAACCCGTGCTGCCACCTTGAAAGGGTGGTGACCTAACCGCTAGTCGATAGGAACATGGAGGGAGGGGTATCCCACACGAAGTCACTTATGGATTACGCTTCGTAGCCTTATGAATCCTGCCATCATCCGATGGTGGTTAGAATGTCTTTCCCCAATTCCAGTTCTTGCTACGCCATTCCTTACCTAACTGGCAACATTCAGGATGACGTGCTACAACCGCCAAGGAGGGACACTCCATCGGCAGCGTAGCAACGACCCATACGGGATTCGAACCCGTGATCTCCACCGTGACAGGGTGGCGTGATAAGCCGCTACACTAATGGGTCAAGGTGGGAGGAACAGGATTCGAACCTGTGAAGGCAGAGCCGTCTGATTTACAGTCAGATTCCTTTAACCACTCGGAAATCCTCCCAGAACAGTTTATGTTTAAAGACCGAACTGTGGCGGTCTATGGGTCTGGTCGGGCTCGAACCGACGACTTACAGGTTAAAAGCCCGCTACTCTACCAACTGAGTTACAGACCCAAGGGTTAAATTGTCAAGGTGCTGGTCGGGGTGGATCCCCTTCCGTCGATGGATGTATCATAGCAAAAGGGGGGCGGTTTTGCAACCTGCCCCCCTGATGAATCTTGCTTATGTGTCGGATGTTAGTTCATCGTTTCCACTTATGAGCAAGCAGGGGGGTTTGAGCAATATGCCAATAGCGGCAATCGCTTTCCATAAAAATCTCAATTTGCTTGCTGAAGTTAGACATGATGTTCGACCTTTAGTGTGTTTATTTATA